TATACATATGATACTAATGTAGGTGTTCAATTTACAAAGTATCCTACATCAGACTCACTTATAAATCCATGGGTAAAATATTTAAAATCATTAGATGTAAAAATGTTTGATAAACATTCACTTGATAAGATAATAACTGACAATGATGGTAAAATAACATCAATATCAGTAAACAATACTATATATAACGGAGATGATATAGTATTTTCATTATCACTTAATCCACTTATTAAATTATTTGAGGAAAATTATCATCTTAGAAACATGGATATTTACAATAAATTAAATTTTCTTCAAACTGGACATCAATATTATATATCAGTTAATTTTTATTGGAAAAAACCTATTATTACAAGTAAAAAATGTCATATTTATACATTTCATGATGGATGGATGCCTATTATTATAAAAAGATTTATTAACACAGACTATGTTGAAAAAAACTGTAACATAAATATAAAAGAGGTGTGGAACATAGCACCATGTGATTACTTCAAAGGAAACTATATTAAAAAATATACGAGCCAAAGTTCATTTGAGGAAATCGTTTATGAAATAAAGATGAATTTAATAAATTCAGAACATTTTAAAAATTACTTTGACTTTGATAATTATTCATGGGATGATTATTTCTATGGTTATGAATTTGATAAAAGATATTATAAAAAATCTCCAACTGCTAAAAAATTTTCAATTAATAAAGGTATTGAAAAAAATTTAATAAAAACAAATGAAGATGAAACAGGGGATAACGTATTCTATTCAGCATATTATGTAAAAAATACTGTAGGTGGGGCATCTATGGAAACATCATGTGAAATTGGTTTAAATGCTGCTGACGCAATTTGTAAAAAATATAGTGTTACAAATCCAAGAAAACCTCATCATATTACTCAACCATATATTTATTCTATTTTCATTCCATTTGTATTGTTAGATAAAATTTTGTATTCTTTTGGAATACCACCAATAACAGATTATGTAAACTCATTATTTCTTATTTGTGTATATTTAATATTAGTTATTATTCTTCTCATTTACGCTATAAAAATATAAAAAATAACATATTCAATTGGCCTTCAGATCATTTAAACCAAATAAATTGTTGTATTTTATTATACTTTTTGCCCATATTACTGACCAATAAAAAGACATCATATATATCAAAATAGACATGAAATAAAATATTTTTTCTTCTATAGTATCATATTTTATTTGATATAGAATATTGTACGTATAAATACCTTGACGTATAAATACATAAGAAACCCAAATAATACCATCTTTTGTAAGAGTAAGTTCATTTCTATCCTTTAATATATCTCTTATATTAGTAGTAGCACCAGATATTTCAAGATATGTGAGTCCAAATAAAGCATTTTTTAAATCTACATCATTCATATTTTCTAATATACATGTCATAAAAAAAGCACACACGTGATGCGGTAGATATATATATTTTTTTTCGTATATATACATTAAAGAATGTATAATATAATAACTTTTTATATATAAACAAAAATTTGTAATAAATTTCATACATGTTTCTTTTTCACATGAATGAATATAATACACACCTCCACCAAACATAATAATACAGTTTAATATGGCAAAAAATTTATTTAATTGTTTGTTTCCAATCATTACTATTTATAATAACATTATTATTCTTTTATGTTATTACTATATATTGATTTCATATAATATAGAATTCTAATAATTTAACGCACGTTCAATATGACGTAATAATGAAACCGAAATATATCCATTCTTGTGTTCTCCTGTATCATATAAAATCATATCCAAAGGGGCATGACAAATATAGACAGTTGGACCATTAACATATTTTTGTTCTTTTTCATCATTTTCACGTTTCATAAGAACAGGTAACTGTGTTGATTTTTCACTCCATGTTCCATTCATTATTTGTTCAAAATATGGAATATTTCTAATAAAATCAACAGGACCACATATTCTAACTCCTGTATCTGGAAATATAATCATATATGTTCCACATGCGTATAGATATTCCGGTGACCGCGAATCATATAAACTTTCTGCGGAATTATCAAGATGGTAAAGAGGATCTTTATATAAAGTAGAACCAATAAATGTATGTGTTATGGAAAAACATTTCCCAATATATAATTCATACAAATACTCATCACCTTTTGAATATTTGATTACATTAGCTAACATTACATTATCTCTATACTTAATGTAATCTTCAGAATTATCTTCAACATCAACATCGATATTATTTTCATTATAAAATAAATCATGGAGTTTTTTTTTATTTTCTACATTTAAAATGTCATTAATTTCATTATTTGTAAAAGAATCGTTATTTAATCTAAGCATATTTACTAATTATATCATTTTTAATATTATCATCCTGTTTTCAATTTTGAAAATGTTTTATTTTTATTAATTATAAATTTAGGCAACATTATCAATAGCATAATCATCTGTTTGATTAGAAATAAACTTTATAATGTCACAGCTTTGAGCACGTCTTAATATTTCCAAACTATTGTAACTATTATTGTTATACAAATAAATTCCTTTACCCATAGATGTTGTTTCGTTACCTAGAAGATTATGTGCTTTGCGACAATTTATCGCAGCACGGAGAGTATTGAATCTCACTTTGTTATAAACATATGTATTTGTACGTTTACAATAATATACACCATGATTATTGACAGCAATAAGATCCGAAGATTTACTTGGACTTGGTGGATTTGAATTCAACTCGATATTTTCATTATATTCAATATGTTCATTAATTCCCAATATTTCACCCCCAATCGTTTCTTCTTTTAAGCAATCGAAACAGGAGTTTGCATTTGCTGAACCCATATTCATAACACATGTTAAACACATAGGATGTCCGCAATTTAACATTGCAAAAGGGATATCGGTGAAACTGGATTCACAGTTTGGACAACAAAGTCCTGACGATATTGTTGTTAGATATTCAGAACATGTTTTACGGTTATGACCAGTTTTATGGCAATAAGTACAAGGCATCGTGATACATATTCCACATATTTTATCCTAAATTTTCATTCGAAAAATGCCATTTCTAGCCTTCTAGGAATGTTTTTAAAAAAACATTATTATAAACCCGTATCTTTAAGGTGGATGGAAAACGATTAATCATTATACTATATATTAGATATCATCTGCAGAACACTAGAAAATCAGAGAAAAATGATTTAGTTATTTTCATTAATTGGTTCCTTTTTGGTTTCAACCGGGTCTTCTTCTTTCTTGAAAATAACCTTCTTTTTTTTCTTAGGTATATCCTCTTTTTTTTCATCACTTGTTCCAAAATTAATCGTTTTTTTACTATCATATTTCATTTTTATATTATTCATCTGTAACATATGAATAACGTGATGATTTACTGTGCTAACCAAATTAAGAGCAGTATAATATTGAAATAGATGCACTTTTGAATGCTCATTCAGTTTAATACTATAAAACCAATATGGTGGGATATAAAGAGTATCACCTGGTTCCAATATTATTTTTATACTACCCTTTACCTCATCATCATTCCATGGATTTTTTGGAGAACGAAATTCTAAAAGCTCATAGTCCTTAATAACGTTTAAATCATTATATCGATCAGGAGGAACCAATATAACCGAAGACGCATTATTAAAACCGTATAAAAACGTTCGGTGCGCAATCTCGTGCCGTAAGGCGCTATGGGCGCCAGTCTCTCCTACAAAGAAATCACTCTTACTAAATACTGTCATCGGTGGTGCGAAAAACGCGTCACGTTCAACAGAAAGCCCAGGCGTGTCAAGCGAATCCTTTGATTCTATCCAGTTACCACAACTATAGTATTTTACTTCACTATCATCATTACCACTAAATAGTTTCTCTGCTTTATCTCTTCCCACCGTAAGAGGAGGAATATCATTTTCTATATGTGAACCTGTTGTACGAATGCTAAAGTTACAAACTTTAGAAAGAGCACCATGAATAGAACCATGAAGAGGATTATTATTATTTTTAGCTATAAAGGGTTGCTTAGAACCACATAGATCTTCTAATTTATCACTTGGAATATTAAGAACATCATATACTTCTAAATCACTACTTGTAGAAACATGATTAGCCACATGAATATATACAAAGAGAACAATTATAAATATTATTGTTGACAGTACCCAGTCCATTTTATTGTATTTTAATTACACATTTTTTATACATTTTAAACGCCACGTTATAATATACATGACACATCACATAGAAAACCCATATATTGCTGTTTTCGAGTCAAGACATGGATATAATAACTCTATTAGATTAGGTCGTATATATACATTTAGTTGCAGAGGTTCGGTTGCTTACATGTGTTATGTTAACACAGATCTAATAGAAGTATCATTCTGGATTAGACACTTCATACGCATAACACGGAATAAAATAAAAATTCGTATAGCAGCGCGTAAAATAACACCAAATGACCTATTTGAAAGAGAACTTGGACTTATAAATATGAATGGACTTTTAAAAAGGAGAGGATTTTGAATAAATAGTTTTATTATAACATTAGTATATGAATACTTTACTTCATAAAGAGAAACAAAAAAAAATTATAATCATATTAGATAATCTTGTATACGACCTAACTGATTTTGTCGATATTCACCCTGGAGGAACTATGGTAATACAAGACTCGGTTGGACAAGACTCTGAAAAATTATTTTACAGTATAGAAGCACATAACACAGACTGGGTAAGAAATCAACTCAAAAAATATTGTATTGGACCTGTAGAATCACTACCTTTAGTAGATTAAAAAGTTTGTTAGTTGGATAAAGTTTTTAATTATGTAAACTTATAGTATATTTGATATGAGTATTTATTTACCTTATTCTAATATTACGGATATTTATAAAATTATCCCAAAACGTTCAAATAATTTCACCTTAATAGATTCTCTTAAATCACTTATAAAAGAAAAACAAAAAAGTAAAGGTGGTACTCGTGTACAACCATCAAAAATACACAATAATAGTGTAAATAATAAAAAATATAAGAAAACATATAAGAAAAAATACAATAAAAAATATAAGAAAACATATAAGAATCATGGTTGGACATGGTAGATCTAAAATATAAAGTTTCATAGGTTAAAAATTAACATATGAAATAATTAAAATACTAATACTCATCTATTTGTATTCTTATCAGTCACATCACATATTTTGTTAAGTGTCATCATCCCGTTTCAAATATTGATAAATATAGTATTATTGACATAGTGAGTCTATCGTTTCCCCTTCGTGTTCCCCTTATTTGGAGGCTGTTGCTGACTCTTTGTTCCTGTGCGTCAGGGTTTGATTCGCTTGCGTGCACCAAACTCTCGCTGTTGACGAAATGTGTCAACCTTATCTCCTCTACTATCCTTTTCATACCTCGAACGGTGAACAACTGGATCCAAAAAATCAGTAATATTGAGCTTACGTGGATTACCTTCTGTGTCTCCCATATAGATGTATACATACCATACGTTTAAATCATATTAAATTCTATTTACTTCTTTAAATTATATATATTATACAACACTAATCCAACAGTAATCCATATTTATCCATAAATATTCCATTATTAAAAATATGGTAAGGTCAGTAAGGGTAAGGGGTGCACATTTTTTTTTGAATTCGAGCATTAAAATTTTCGTTGGACAAGGTATTTTCTTTGTCCATTTTAAAATATACACTGTACTTTTGGAAAAAAAACGTGCACTTTTGGTTTGTGAGCATAATCGTCATATTTTAGTTTTTTACTCATTTTTTTTGTGACTGAAAATTTTTCCGGAAAATGCACAGTTCTATTTTTCGTGTTTTCTGAATGATACAAAATGATACAAAAAAGCGCAAAAAAAGCGCAAAAAAATAATCAAAATAAAACGTTATCTATTTACGTAATAAATTAAATAATTATTAAAAATAATTGTGACGTAAAATAAAAATGATACAAAATGATACAAAAAAGCGCAAAAAAGCGCAAAAAAAATGATACATAATGATACATAATGATACAAAAAAGGAGCAAAAAGGCGCAACTTTTTATGTTATAAATATTTATTAGTGAATATCATAATAAATATATTTTTATTTAAAATAATTGTGACGTAAAATAAAAATGATACAAAATGATACAAAAAGGAGCAAAAAGGAGCCAATAAAAATATTGTAATTATTGTTATGGTTTTTGTATTAAAACAAATAAATCAAATAAAATGTTAAACCAAATAAATATTTGGAAACATTTGGAAACAAAAAAGAGCCAAAAAGAGAAAATTAAAAGACAAAATAAAATAGTAAACAATTTAAATAATAATTATTATTATAATGATACAATATGGATATAAATGATACAAAAAACGCGCAAAAAAGCGACAATATATTTTATTGTAATATATGTGATTGTTCCTTTAGTAAGAAATGTGATTTAAATAGACATTTTCTTACTATGAAACATAAAAAGATACAAAATGATACAAAAGGTATAAAAAACGCGCAAAATGCGCATAGACCATTTAAGTGTTCATATTGTAATCGTTCATATAAATATCATTCTGGTTTGTGGCGACATATGAAAACATGTGAGTATGCAAGTCAACAACTGGTTGTAAAAGAAGATGAATCAGAATATAAAGAGATAATTGATCAGCAAATGAAAATAATACAGAATCAACAAGAGATGTTGGCGGAAACTATACCTAAGATAGGAAATACAACAAATAATATCGAAAATACAACAAATATCGAAAATACAATAAATGACAATCGTACTATTAATAATGTGAATATAAATTTGTTTTTGAATGGAGAATGTCAGAATGCGATGACGATAGATTCTTTTGTTGAGCAGTTAAAGTTGGGAATGAATGAGTTGAATCGTACGGGTGAACTTGGTTTTGTAAACGGTATGATCGAGATTTTCAAGGATTCTTTGGACAAATTGGATACAACTGAGCGCCCTATTCACTGTACAGACGCGAAGAGGTGTACGATGTATGTTAAGAATGAGGCAGGATGGGAGAAGGATATTGATTCTGCTACAACTAAGAAGATGGTGAAGGCGGTTAAGAAGAAGAATTGTTCAAATTTAGATGAATGGGCAGATAACCATCCGGGGTCTCGAGAGGGAAAAGATCCTCATGGGAAAAATTATATAGATTTGGTTACTGAGGCTACTGGTGGTGACGTAATAGAGGGTCATGAGATAAAGACAAATGTGAATAAGATAGTTAAGGGTATAGCAAAGAGTGTGAAGTTGAATGTCGATAACTCATGTAATATGATAGAGGAGTGATCGATATAGACATTTGAATTCATTTCATTAGTTGTGCTATAAATATAACGTGATATTTCCCAACGGTGTATTGATTGGTATGATATATTGTAAATATTTGATGGATGAATAATGTGTTTGTTCCATGACTCACAACCTTTTTTACTGTGCAGTAGTTCAATATTAATGTATTGAAAAAAAACAATATGTATAAAATATATGAATTTACAAGAAGAAGTAAATGAAAATGATAAAAAGTGTTATAGAGAATTATTAAAAAGGGGATTATATTCTGAATTCAAAATATATAACAAAGAATTTAAAGTTATGAAGGATGATTTGAACAAAAAAATAGAAAGAACAGTAAATCACATAAGAGAACTAAAACGGAATAAGATAGTGATATTGTCAGGGTATCCTGGATCAGGGAAATCAACGATATCGAATGCATTAAAAGAGAATAATTATAAGATTTTAAGTTTAGATGATAAAATAAAGGATTATAGTGATATGGTAGATAAAACGCGATATTATATGAAACGAAGGATGACAAAAAATATAGTATTAGATGGAACATTTTTGAGACAAGAGCAAATAGATATGTTTGAATGGGTGAGGGGTGAGAAGGGTCATGATTTAATAATAATACACATAGATATTCCGATGATATTTGCGTATTTTAATAACATAAAGCGGTGTTTAGATAAACGGAATAATAGAACATATGTGCCGTATGGGGTGTATGTATCGATGGAGAAATCCAAGACAGTATTAGTTCCGGATAAGAATTCATATGTAATTAGTTATAAGTAAATGGATGTATTTTATGTATAGGTGTGTTGGAAATAGTAAAAGATAATAGATAAATAATCTTTTACTTATGAAGTAAATAAAAAGGTTATATTACGAGAATATAGGATTTCCTGTGACAAGCTCTTGTGCGATTATACCGGAAGCACCGATCATAGCAAGTCGTCCATTATTGATTTCTTTATCAAGTAATATGGCGTTATCATTAATATTAAAGTCGATATTAAATGCGAATCCTGTATCACCGGGTTGATAATCATCTTTAAGTTCAAATGAGTTTGTGTAAGGATTTTTCCATCCTTTCAACATAGAGTTGAATTCAGCTGCGAACATAAGTGTAATAATGGTAATTTGGAGTTGGTATGGTAAATTATCAAATTCATGAATAGCCGAATTATGAGTAAAAAGTTCAGTAGATGGGATAATAGTAGTTGCGACCATTGCGATACGCGAGTGTTTTAGTTCAGCTTCACGCATATAATTGATACGTGTTTGATTTTTAGAAAAGTTAAGAGGGTCAAAGAATTTGAGAGGTGGTGTAACACCACGAATAACCGGGTGGTTGTTTGGATTATAACCAGATAGAGATTTGAATTTAGGACACTTATTATTATGGGTTATTTGTGTAAGTCTGGAGAAAGAGAATGCGGATATGGGGAGGATAAGATAAAGGAGTGAAAGTATATTCATTATATATGATAATATATATATTTATTTATATTTTTTTCCTAAATAATATTTAATAGCATATATGGTGTAATGACGTGGCACAAAAAATATTATTATGACGTGGCATAAAAAAATCATGATATAATAATTTTTGTTGGAGTTAAAAATTTGTTCATTCGTTTGATTGTTTTCTTTTCAGGTATTTCTCGTCCGTCTATATAAGATTCGAGAGTAGAAAGTTTGATGTTCATTTGTTGAGCGAATGCGTGAGTTGTGTAAGACGATTTATTAATTGCCATTCTTATTTGGTCGTGTAATTCAATTGAATTATTATTCATATTAATTATAATTATATATATACGTTTATGTTATTTTACACCTTTGAACATTTAAAACGCCGACCTAATTCAAATATTTTTTAGGTTTTCTTTTCCTTGTTGATGATTTTTTTACATATTTTTCATTCCTATCATATGCTCCTTTTATTAGATTTT